AATTATTACTTTTAAGAAGTAACAATTATTTTTTCCTTTAACAAGTTAACATCAGTGTGTAAATGTCTATCCCTTACCTTTTGCCAAACAAAATTGTCCCTTAAATTAATATTAAGATTGTGACGTATTTGTTTGCCAGCGTTGTCATCTATAATCTTTTTTGCCTTAAAAGTTACAGTTGGTAGATAAAGGCACCTGTTTAATTTACGTGCCACTTTCTGTGTGTAGGTGTCTACATGCCAATGCCAAAAGAACGGGGGTGCGAGGTATCCTAATGTGTTCACCCAATTTTTATGCACGGCAAAGTGAGCCGCTGGTAGTGGTTCGTCTGGCCAGAGTTTGGTTTCACTACCTGATTTTTTATTACCTTTGGCTCTGCCGTCGCTGGGCACTACCATCAATATCTTATCCTCGTATTTGTCAAATTCGTTTGCGATCAACATATCCCAGTCCTTTGTTTGCACTTGTACATCATCGCCCATCAGCATGACTATATCTTTGGTTGCTTTGTCAGCCATGAGATTCCAACTGTAACAAGTGGATTGATTTGGTCCAATAGTGTAATGCTTTTCGTCTAATAAATCTTTGTACTGTTCTAACTTTTCATCGTCGTCGTTTAGATAGAATAAGAATTCTGTGTCACCTGTTTGTGTTTCGGTAGCAGTATCAATCAATCTTTTCGCAAGTTCAGGCCTACCTCTCGATGGGCAACAAAATGAAATCATATTAATTTGTTCTTCCAAGTGTCTGGGGTTATATCGTTAACGATTTCTAACGGTAAATGGTATTGGAATTTTTTTGTGCCTCTTGATCTAATATATTCGGCAGTTTTCTTCACTGACTGTCGCATGTTAGTTGACGTTTTGTATTTTAACAACTTACGTGCTTTGTCCGACGAACACGTTGCTAGTTTAACTTCTTTAGGTCTGTCCTTGTGATGTATTGGCTCTAGATTAACTCCTGTTTCGTTTGCACAGGCTTCTGCTAATTGGTTGATTGTGACTGGTTCCTCGTCTGGTCCTATGTTAATAATCTCACCAACAACATTGTCTTTGAAAGCAAGAGCGTTCAAACAGTACAAACAATCATCTATGTAACTGAAACATCTTTTTTGTTCTCCATCTCCGTATATGATTGGTTGCTTTCCTTGTAACATCCTATTCAACATTATTGACATCACATTTCTAAATGGATCATCGTACTTTTGTCTTGGACCAACTATGTTGTGTGGCACAGCAATTACGTACTCTACACCATGTGTTTCACATAAATTTTTCAATACATCTTCTCCGGCCTTCTTTGCGATACCATATGGATCTTGAGGTTTACATTCGTAAGTTTCCTTGTATGGCACGTCGTCGTGATGTCCATATCTTGCCATGCTTGAACAATACACGATACGCTTTACTTTGTTTCTGATTGCCGCTGTAATTGTTGTTACTGACGCTTCAAAAATATTCCTAGTAACAAGAACTGGAGAGAATACAGAAAGTCCTTCATATGCCGTTGCGGCTGTATGGTAAACTATATCAGAGCCTTCCATGGCCTTGGTCATGTTTTCTAAATCACAACAGTCTACTTGATGAAATTCTACATCTTGTGGGACGTTGTCAGTGTATCCGCCTATCATGTTATCATTACCGGCGACTGAATGGCCTTGCGATATCATGAGGTCTGCTAGATGTGAACCTAAAAATCCTGCAACACCTGTAATAAAAATTTTCATTTGCAGTATTTAATTTGCCTTTGAACGGTAGAAAACTTTATCTGGCCAGTGTGATATCAGCACCTTAAAACCTAAAGAGGTTATGTATTTTTCTATTTTAATATTACTACTGCCATATTTTTTTGTATTATTGTTTAATTCTATCATTAGATACTGCACATTTTCTAAAGTCTTTTTTGCACCTTTTAATACTTCCATCTCATATCCCTCGACATCAATCTTAATTAGGTCAACGTCATCTAATTTAAGATTATCAATAGTGATCATAGGGATATTACCTTCACCTATAATTCTTTTACTTTGAGTAAAATTATCCTCTGATAAAGAAATTAACTTTTCTTCTGAACCTACAGCCAATTGATGTGTTTCTATATCATCGCTGACATTTTTAACCAAGCATTCATAGTGTAAACTATCCGGCTCAAACGCAACAACCCTGCCGCAAAATTTATTCATTGCTATGCTCCAAGTACCAACCCATGCACCAATATCTAATATGTGATTAAATTTTTTATTTTTATCAACACAATAGTCTATAAATTTTAGCAAACATTTATTTTGTGTAAATGGTTTTCCTGCTTTCCATTCCTCAAAATGCAAATCATTTTTAGGCACCCAAAATCCATTTACTTTCTCTATTTTCATAGTATTCCTTTGTCCATTAGAATCTCGACTGCTGTACCGTTGTTGATCTCTTCTGGAGTGAATTGTTGATATGCCAAACTGTATAGCCATGGTTCAGGCCCACCATAGTAAGGATTTTCTATGTCTGACAATTCAACGTTGCCAACGTCTACAGCAAAACTTATGTTATCACAGAACACCGGTATGCCCTCACAAATTGCTTCAACCGCCGCTATGGAACAACTCGTTACAACACACCACGCTTCTTTAAGGTCCTCGGATAGGGGTACCGTTGCCTCACTAGGTCCTGATGTACCCCTGCCCCTAGGCTTGTGTCGAAGTTTGATCGGTCTGTCCGTGTATCTCTTAATCTGTTCTATTGTCTCGTTTGTCCAATTGGGTCTGTTCAAGTATTGGTGTATGCCTGTGGAACTAGGACAAACCAATACATGCTTACCGGCAAAGTTTGGTGCCTTTATCTTCATACGAAACTTTTCAAATCTGTCTGCTTTGCAATCTCTCAAGTAAGGAACATGGATTCTATTTTTACAAATACGCCAGTAATGATTGTCTGGCATTAAATTATTGTTGTCAAATCTTCCAAAGTATGGTGTGTCTGCGAACCAATATGTATGATTACGTGCATCCAACTTTTGTACCATCTCTCTGTTGTTGCCAACAAATCCCCAGAACATGCTATTGCTGACTGGATCTTTTTCTATGGCGTTGTCTAGTTTGGTTATTTGATCTGGCCACGACTTCTCAACGCCATTGAAAACTTCCCATGCTTTGCTGTTTTTGTTACTAAATGGTGCGTAGATTGTTAGCATCTATAAAATCTCGTAATTGTTCTGCCCACTGAATGTGTCCTTCTGCTGATGGGTGTGGGTCTTGTGGACTTACAATCAAACCCTTGTCTGCCACAAATTCCAGTTGACTTATTCCTGGACTGAAAAATCTATCCATGTTGATTGCATTCCTAATCACTTTGAAGTCTTCAGTTCCGTTACCAAAATCGTTAGGTAAAGAATTATACATAACGTAAGGAATCGTGTTACGTTCAAAATAATTTTGTAAATCAAAAACGTTATCAAGATAATTCATAGCAAGGTTGTTTTCTATATCCCACCCTTTATGTTTCCGTATGAAACTTACATTATCCAATGTCTTCCATGTCCTCCATGTGAGCTCAGTGCCTGGAACACGGCCTCTCTTCCATCCGTCGTCTGTGATATAATCATTCCTGACCGAACTAGACCATCCTATCACTGCAAAAATCTTTTCGTCTTTATTCTGCTCGCACCAGACCTTTGTTGAAAAACTGATTCTGGTGTTACCCCTGCCACCCATAGCCAAATTAATGAGACCAAGTTTGTAATTGTCTGCGAGGATTTGGGTGGTAAATGTTTCCACACCATCTTTGTTTCTTTGTGTCAGGAAACTACATCCGTTAGATAATAATTTGATCATGTCGTTGTTTAGTAGTATAATTATAAAGTAATTATTGGCAAAATGCAAACATGAAAAATATAGATTCAATCAAGTACTTCACAGAAAAATGGGAAACTGTCGACAACAGTTACAATTATACTGTGCCATATCATAAAGATATTAATCCTAATTTTGAAAGTTTACCAACTTTTGTTGCTGAATTTTATGATTGCAAAGTGCATAGTTGTCCATTACTTGTTACCTATCAACAAAAATTAATAACCAATTATATCTGGCCTCTCACCGATCAACGTAAAAACAAACCAGACAAGACACACAAACTTTGGAAGCATTGGGGAGACGAAGTACAGGCAGTGTTACCTCCTGTTAGTCAACACTTCCATGAGAAATATCTCTATGTATGGCTACCCGTCGACGAAGAGAGTGCAAACAATCCATGGCACATATGGATAGATGTAATATCGAAATTTAGATTAATGGAGAAGCGTTGGTCCACTGATTTTACAAAATACTGCTACGTGTTGGCTAACGAAAGCAAGTATTTCAAAAGGGTTATCGAGGAATTGTTTCCAGAAATAAAAGTTCTTGTAATGCCTAAAAACGAAACGTGGCAGTTTAAACACTTGCTAGTGCCCAGTGCTAGTAATTCAAAGGACGGAGTAATTACTCCTCATCTAGCACCATGGCTAAGGCACTTCAAAGGTTTACATGGACATGAGGAAAAAGCACCGCATAGAAAGATTGTAGTACTACGTCCAGGAGCAAAATCAAGAAGACTGACAAACTCCGATGAACTCTTACTAGCACTGAAAGGCTGGGAAACAGTTGTACTTGAAAATATGACAATCAAAGAACAAATAAAAACATTTGCTGAAGCAACACACATTGTTGCGGCCCACGGTGCAGGACTAGTAAATTTACTTTGGTGTCAATCTGGAACAAAAGTAATTGAGATACAAGATACTAAGATGGTTCACAAAAAAGTGTATCCAATACTTTCACACCACCTTGGACTAAAACATGAACTATATCTGGCAGACACAGTGCCAATAAAATTACTAAATGGAAGAAAGCCTATAGGTATAAAAAGAATAAGTGATCTAATAGATTTTAAAATTAATATACCAGACCTGCTTAAATATCTCGATTGACGATGAAAATAAAAGTTATTACATCATACAAACCTGGTTGTTGGAATCAATATGCAAAAAAAGGTATAGAGTCCATGGCGGAACAGTTCCCGAAAGAAATAGATTTGGTCGTGTATGCGGAAGAGCAAAAACCACAGTGCAAGTATGACAGGATCAAATGGATTGACCTAGATACCGCTGAACCTGGACTTACTGCATTCAAACAACGACACAAGGATGATCCAGTTGCCAATGGAAAATTACAAACAAAAGTAAACGGCGTTCGAAGACTCCCAGAACTGCAGACACTTGGCGGTGCAGACAAGAATAAAGAATCTTTCTTATGGGATGCCGTGCGTTTTTCAAACAAAGTTATCTGTGTTGTAAACGCACTACGTAATGCAGAAGGATATGACTATGTTGTTTGGATAGATGCTGACACATTTACCTTTAGACCAATACCTATGAATTTTTTTGAGTCTTTACTACCAAAAGACACAATGGTCACTTACCTAGGCAGAGAAAACCCAACATTGGGTGATGGTGGAAAATATCCTGAATGTGGCTTTGTTGGTTATAATTGTAGTCATCCTGAAATACAAAATTTTATAAATGACTGGGAAAAATTATATATAACCGACAGTGTGTTCAAGATATTAGAATGGCATGACAGTTACGTGTTCTGGCACCTAACAAAAATATATAGGAAAGAAAAACATATTAAGGTTAACGACATAGGACGTTGGAAAGGGGTCAGAGGACATCATGTTTTTATAAACAGTGAACTTGGTTTATACATGGATCACATGAAAGGTGATCGTAAATCAAGAGGTACCAGTGCCAAGAATGACCTCCGGCAACTTCATGATGTAGAATATTGGAAAAATATCCCACCGTTGTAAAAACCTATAATTACATTAAAATGAAAAAGATTGCGTTCATCTCAGGAATGACAGGACAAGATGGTCCTTACCTAGCAAAGTACCTATTAGAGCAAGACTACAAGGTGTATGGTTTGGTAAAGAGATACAGCAATCCAAATTTCTCAAATCTCGATTATTTAGGCATAGAAAATGACGTTGATTTAATTACAGGTGACATCACGGATGACGCAAACATGAATCATCTAATTAGGTCAATCCGACCACATGAATTTTACAATCTTGCCGCCCAAAGTTTCGTAGGCTCGAGTTGGGATCTAAACAAGCAAACAACAGAAGTAAATGCAATGGGTGTGTTGAATGTGCTAAACGCAATCGTTAACCAAAATCCACAGACAAGATTTTATCAGGCAAGTACCAGCGAACTTTATGGCAACGCAAATGATGAAGGAGTGCAAAATGAAAAAACTCCTTTTCATCCACGTTCTCCATATGGGATTTCAAAACTTTGTGCCTATTGGATGACTGTAAACTTCAGAGAAAGTTATAGCGTACACGCATCAAATGGTATATTGTTTAATCATGAATCTCCTATCAGAGGTAAAGAATTTGTAACAAGAAAAGTGTCAGACGGTGTGGCGAGAATTAAATTGGGTCTTGCAAATAAAATCACGCTAGGAAATTTAGAGGCAAGAAGAGATTGGGGATTCGCCGGAGACTTTGTTAAAGCAATGCACATGATGGTGCAACAGAAAGAACCAGGTGACTATGTAATTTGCACAGCAGTTCAACACAGCATACGAGAATTATTGACTACTGCTTTCAGAACTGCAGAAATAGAGGATTGGGAAAAATATGTAGAATCAGATCCTCGTTATAAACGTCCAGCAGAAGTATTTGCACTTCACGGCTCTTACGCCAAAGCAAAAGAAAAATTAGGATGGGAACCTAAAACCGAATTCAAAGACATGATTTCTTTTATGGTTAAGGAAGATATAAGGCGTTTGTCTCATGATTTACGTTAGTTCTACAAACAGAAAACTTACTGAAAAATACATTGATTGGGCCGTTGCAGGACTTCCTGATTGTAAAAAACTATCACCATTAGAATTAATAAAGAAACAAGATTGCACAAAAGCAGTTTTATTAGGTTTACTACGTGGCACACATCTTGTTTACAGATGGGCTGAAAAAAATAACATTGACTTCTTCTATATAGACAGGCCGTATTGGGGAGAAACACGTAACCACCCATACTTTATGAAGATAGTAAAAAATAATTTCTTGAAAAACTGGCAGGAAGAACGGCCGGACGATAGATTCAAAAAATCTTTCCCGTGGCCAATCAAACCATGGAAAAAAAATGGCAAAAATATAATTGTGTGCCCGCCATCTAATGCTATTAAGGAATTCCGTGGAGCACACGACTGGCTTGATACTACACTGAAAACTCTTAAGGAGAACACTGACCGACCGATTATTGTTAAAACTAAAGGATACAATCCACTCATAGGAGTAGACGAACACGGTGGTTATGTTGTCAAAGGAAAGGACAAGCAGAAACCAAGTGGACCAATTGAATGGAATGAAGCATACGCAATAGTAACTTACAATTCAAATATCACATTGGAAGCAACCACACGAGGCATACCGTGTTTCACAGATCCACATAATGCCTGTGCACCTATATCAGAAACTGATTTTACTAAGATAGAGACACCTAAATACGCCGAAAGAGAACCTTTATACCATTCAATGGCCTACGGTCAGTTCACAGCAGAAGAGATGAGAAACGGTTACGCATGGAGGATACTAGATGAAAGTTGAAATTTTTCGAAGAACAGTCAAAGACAGGCGTAGGGGAGCAAGTTGGGACCTACTGCAATACATGGCCGAGGGCGTAAGAGCATGTGGAGATGAGCCTGTGATTGTAAACGAAAATATGACAGGTCCATGGCAAAAAGATGAGATGGAACCAACAGCGCCAATCGGATGCATGTTTGGTTATGGTGGTACAAATCAAAGACATCACACAAAAGGTCGAAGGTTAGATCTCGTTGAACGTGCAAAGAAAAAAGGAATATACATTATAACATTTGACGGGGGACTTTTATCTAGTTTTGGTAATGTGCATGGGCCAGGACATCATTGGAGGGTATCTTTGTATTCTCCCATGAACAACGGAAACTTTTTAAGTGACGATTCACCTGCCGATAGATGGGAAGCGGCGAAGACCAGGTGGAACGTTAAGAGTGATGCATGGAGAAGAAGTAATCAAGACGATCCTATTATGTTTGTGTTGCAACCTAAAGACAACTGGAGCATGAACGAACTTGATCCTATAGAATGGTTTCATAGTGTATATGAAAAATTAAGACCTATCACAGATAGAAAATTTATTGTACGGCCTCATCCTAATCATGTTGTCAATATAGAAGAACGGATAAGCGAATTTCCCGAAGATGTAGAAGTACACATTGGTCAAAAATATTTTCAAGGAGATGAGAAAAAGTACTACAGATTTCATTTCCAAGAAGCAATAACTAATTTACATGCTGTTGTTACTCACAATTCTACTGCCGGCGTCGACTCTTGCGTTCGTGGAATCCCTACCTTTAATACCTCAGATCTTGCAATTAGTTGGCCAGTAGCAAACAAAGATCTAAACAATATCGAAACTCCACAACGTCCTGATAGGACTCAGTGGCTACATGATCTAGGTTACAAACTGTGGAGTGAAAAAGAAATAAGAGACGGCACAGAATTCAAAAGATACAAAACAAAGTTAGGACTATAATGTGTGGCATATACGGTATAACCGAACACGATCCAGAATTTATACAACAGTTTATTAAGACATGCGAACACCGAGGACCTGACGGCAACAAGGTTTGGTGGGATCCGGAGCATAAACTGACACTAGGTCATAACCTGTTAAGTATCATGGCCAACCCACAACTATCTATACAACCATGGAAGACACCCAAGGGCAACACACTAGTATACAACGGTGAGATATTCAACTACTACGAACTAAAACAGAAATACAATGGAAAAGGTTTTGTAGGTATTACTGGATGTGATACAGAATTGTTGGCGTGGGGACTAGACGAATTTGGATTGAATTTTATTGATGAGATAGATTCTATGCACGGCTTTGCATATTACCGCAAAGACGAACAACAACTTTGGCTATCTAGAGATCATGCTGGCATCAAGCCATTGTACTATGCTGAAATAAAAGAGGGATTGGTGTTTGGCTCCGAAATAAAGGGCATGTTGGACAAGGTACCGGGAAGCAGAAAAATGGATAACCTAGCAGTAAGTTTCATGGCAAGAACAGGAATTAATGCCCTGCGTAATACTTTTTTTACTGGTATCAAAAAGTTATTGGCCGGAGAGACAATAGTATATGACATAGCAAAAAAACAGATGATTAAAACACACAGGGTGCATATTAAACCAACAAGTGACAAAAATTTTAATATCAAAGAGTTTAGAAATATGGCACATAAAACAGTTGAGATGTGCTCTATTGGAAGAAGAAAGATTGGTGTGTTCTTAAGTGGTGGGTTGGATTCTAGTGTTGTTGCATATGAACTAAAGCAAATAAAGGGAGAAGCAAACACATTTACAAATAGGATGAATCCAAATGTTCAAGCAGATGAGGACTACAACAGTGACGCCAATTGTGCCAATATATTGGCCGCACAAAATAATTTTAATCATAAAGAAGTTGTAATAACACCCGAGTCATTCATAGACCAGTGGGACGACAGCATATATTACATGGAGCAACCTGTTTACAATCCTAGCATGTCTATGTATTGTTACACCAACAAGTTCCTAGCAGACAATAATATAATCGTTACACTTGCTGGAGACATGGGAGATGAAATCCTAGCAGGCTATCCAAAGTATTGGAAGATGAAAAATCCGGAGTGGTTGCAGAAGCAAATAGGGAAAACAAAAATAGAAAGTTGGGACGATGTCTTAAGACTTTGGCTTAATAGAATAAAACGTCCATTAAAACTGACAGACAATCCTGTCAGCGACGATATATTACTTAAAGAATTTAAAAAATGTTATGAGGGCGAATTATGGAATCCGAATGATCCTATAGGCTCCCACATGGCCTTAGACTGTGTTGCTCAAGTACCCGAAGAGATGTTCAGCAGGAACGACAAATATGGAATGGCCTACAGTATGGAAGGACGTTTTCCATTGGCAACAAAAACTTTTATGAGATACTGCATGAGCATACACACAGATAAAAAATTAGGACCAGATAAAAATGATACAAAGATTCTTATAAAAAAAGCCTATGCAGGAACACTACCCAGAGAGATTATTAACAAACAAAAAACAGGATGGACTGTTCCGGTAGGACACTGGCTTACAACAAGTACCAGTAGCAAACTAAACAGTTTCTATAAGGAACGCACAGGCACAGCATCTAAACTGAATGTTACCAAAGCAAGCCAGAAAGCAGGCAAGGCTCTGATACCTGCATGGATTGTTAGCGACTGGATTAAAAAATACAACATGACAAGGTAATGTAAATATTTAGAATGAAAATTAAAGTTATCACATCATACAAACCTGGCACATGGAACCAGTTTGCCAAGAGGGCAGTACAGAGTGTGCTTGAGCACTGGCCAGAAGATACCAGCGTGACCGTGTACCACGAAACACAGACACAAGACTTTTTCGAACATCCTCGATTAGACTGGGTCGACATACACGAAGCACAACCGGAGTTAGTTAAATTTAAAAACAGGTACAATAAAGATCCTGTCGCAAACGGGGAGATAGACGAAATACCAAACGGGGTGAGGAGGCCGGAACCTATGCCAGCAAAAGGATCATTCCAATGGAATGCTGTAAGATTTGCAAACAAAGTTTTTTGTGTTACACATGCCTTGAAAAATTCTGTAGGATACGATTACGTTGTGTGGTTAGATGCAGACACTTATTCTTTTAGACCAATGCCATCAAGTTTCTTAGAAAAATTACTACCAGGAGATAGTCTACTCACATACCTTGGACGTGGAGATTTAGACCCAGAATGCGGATTTGTTGGTTATAATTTAAAACACACTGACATTAAAAAATTAGTCGACGAGTGGGAAGACCTTTACATCAATAATAAAATATTCAAACTTACATCAGGTTGGACCGACTGTTCCTCTTTAATATACCTATCACGACAATACCAAAAACAGAACGGCGTAAAAGTATACGACATCGGACATGCAAGTGGTGTAAAAGGACATCACGTGTTTATTAATAGTCTGTTGGGACTGTACATGGATCATTTTAAAGGTAAAAGGAAAAAGTCTGGCACAAGTTGGAAGAAAGATTTTTGGCCGCAGGCACATGACGAAACTAAAAAAATTGTAGAACTTGATTACTGGAAAAGTATCAAATGAAACTAGAAGTCTGGACACAGTACGGTCCGCTGAACTCTGAACCTGTATTCAAATCATTTATTAAAAGTGTGCAAGATGCAGGAGACCAAGTTGTAATGAACAAATCCAGCGATGCCGACGTTGCCGTTATATGGAGTGTGTTATGGCTTGGAAGGATGGCGAAGTACAGGCAGATATGGCAAAGATATAGACAAAACAACAAGCCTGTTGTTGTCCTAGAAGTTGGAGGACTAAGACGAAACAAAAGTTTTAAAATTGCAATTAACGGCGTAAACAGAAAAGCCGACTTTGCAAATCAACATGTCGACGATCAGAGATGGCCTTTGTTCGAACACACAATGAAGCCATGGCAACAAAGAGGACAAACAATAATAGTGCTCGGACAACACAACGCATCAGAACAATGGACAGGCATGCCTGACATGAGGAACTGGTTTGAATCACAAATACAACAAATAAGAAAATACACAGATCGTCCAATTCAAATAAGACCGCATCCAAGAAACAATATTGGATTAAATGTTAAAAAATATCCTAATGTAACTTTGAAACTTCCAGTAATCGATCGTAGTAAAATTGATGACACAGACTTCAAAGACACACTAAAAGATGCCTGGGCAGTTGTAAATCATAGTTCGAATCCAGCCATGGAGGCTGTCATTAACGGTATACCAGTATTTGTTTCGGAGGCCAGCCTATGCTATGACGTTGGCAACCATTCATTCAACACAATCAATAATCCTGTCATGCCAGACAGAAAATCATGGGCAAATAAATTATCCTACACTGAGTGGTTTCCAAACGAAATCGAAAATGGTCTACCATGGAGAAGGATAAAGGCTAGGCTAAAGGAGGCATACCTTTGATAGAACCAATAGAATTTAAACCATACGTTGGAGAAACTGTAAACACAGTCCTCAGGATTAAGAACAGGGTAAAAACTCAAGAAACAGAATGGTATCCGGATAAGGTTAAGGCAGTGCCCAGAGGAAATGCATACTGTATAGGGAATGGGCCATCTCGTAAAGATTTTGATCTTTACAGATTACAAGACACTGGACAAACTTACGGTTGTAATGCATTGTACAGAGATTTTGTACCTGATTACATTTTCAGCGTAGATTCGAAAATTACCATGAAGATGTGTGAAGACAAAGTGTATGAAAAGTGCTTTCATTATGCTCCTTCGCTAGAAGTTAATAGGCCGCATGGCAAAGACAAACTGCATTTGATTCCAAATAACCCACACTGGATATCAGGAAACGCCGCCTTCTGGACAGCAGGAGTGCATGGGCACAAGAACATATATCTCATAGGTTATGACTTCAGGGAATACGGAAAAGGTAAACTGAACAACATCTATCAAGATACACCCAACTACGGTGAACGTAATGATGACAAGATATTTGATGGATGGCTGAAGCAGTTACGTGACATGATTAAGATGAGGCCATACGTCAATTACACCATTGTACATAACAATCCACCAGACTATCTTAACAATCTACAGACAGGAACCGATCTTGGTAACAGTAAAGTTATCAGTTACAATGAATTTGAAAAGGTATTAACACCTTGCAAGGATTAGGCCTGCCATCCTAAATTTATTTCTCCATGCAAAGAAGTTTGCATTATGATTTGCGTAAGGATCTTTTATCCATGTCATCTGATACAGATGCACCATTTCGTGTGCAAGTGTTTCTATGAAGTCTTTCCATTTTGGAAATTTACAATGCAGTTCAATATAGTAATCAACATCAACATGATATGGTATTACACGCTGATCAAACTTTCCTTTGGGCGTCTTTCTATTGTCCCAATTGGCAACACATCTGCCCCAGTCCTTGTGCAGTTTCCTCACATGCAATGGTACCATTGGTAATCTACTATTGAACAGACATCGATTGATGTATCTGAACCATTGGTATGCCTGTTGTTCTGTTGGCTTGAATCCTTTTGTGTTCTTGTATCTGGTCGCAGTGTTTTCCAACTTGACTTTAAGTTGCTTCCTTACATTTACCGCTTTGTTCTTTACCTTTTTCATGGTTGACAGTATTACCAATTATGTTATAATATACTAATAATTACCTAAAATAGTATGGATAAAATGCACACAGATTTGCCAAAAACAATTAACGAAGCACTTAAAATACTAGCATATAATGATTATTTTTGGGCTGATCCGTCAATGATTGGAAATACAGGCGCAATTAAGCCACACCCTAAAGATCATGAAACAGTGAGATCACTAGCAGAGTCACAATACGCCTGGACAGAGAAACAGGCCAGACTAGCACTGGTTATATTAAAGAGATACCTTACAAAGTTCCAGGCACACGGCATGGATATCAAGAAGTTGTTGGACAATCCTCAATATGAGGACGACTTCAGGGTTATAAGTTTTGACAAAGTGATAGAAAAATACACGGACGATGATAACATTGATAGAATTGAGATGAGATTCCCTTACCACAAGAAAGTTATACAACTAATACGTTGCATGAAAGACAAACGTGACCTACCTGGAATGTATGCCATGTATGACGGTGAGAAAAAGAGATGGACTTTTAAACATAGTGATGTAACCGCCTACTACCTTACATTGATTGCAGTGAGATATGATTTTAAATTCACAGATGACAGCCTGCTTAACGATTACGAAGATATCAAAAAACAAGTGATTGGACATCGTCAACCTACAGCGAAATTAATCGCTGGAGAGGTTGTTTTGGATAATGCCTCCGAATCGCTACAGGAATACTGGAATCAAAATATTAAAAACAAAACAGCACTTGATCAAGTAGACTCATTAAAAAATTTTTATATATCAACCAAAGGCATAAACGTTGAGGCCGAAACTACAATAGGACACAAGATTGCCCACAACAATTACCACAAATTATGGATAGACTCGAAGGGATTTTCAAAGAATGATGTGGTCAAAGGATTAGTAGAACTAGATTGCTTTCCTTTAATAATGCCAGTCAGCGGTGACATACACATGCAGGACGATGTTAAAGACTTTTGGGAATGGTTGAATGTTTTCAAGGCACATGGCATAGACATACTGAATGATTGCAGTTGGGGATTCGATGTGAAAGAACCAGTCTACAAAAAAGATTTAGATAAGTTTACAAATGAAAGACACTGGTTAGTAAACAATCAACAGTCGCATGAGTTCTTCGAAAATCTTTACGAACTACATCAAATGAGTAAACAGTTCAAACTGATCAGTGACAATACCAAAATAATATTCGTTAGGAACAGAATACCAAGGGCATTGATCAAAAGTAAAGTAAAACCAAAAGCGTCTTTGGTCGCACTGGGTGGCGGTTATTATGCGACAGGCACAGACAATCTAAAAAGAATGCTTGAAAATCTTCCAAAAAAGTTGTATTATAGTGATCACCAACCGAGTAGTTGGGATTGGCATGATCACATAATAGTAAAACTTTAGAATGAGCAGTTGTAAATTAGTAATAAAAGATGAAGTGAACGTAAAGTTCGAGAACCTTAGCCTCGAATGGCGAAAAAGGTTATCTAATAAATTCAAATATGAAATACCATACGCAAGACATTTGCCTGCTGTGAAACTGGGCAGATGGGACGGTAAGGTCAGTTTCTTTGGTCTCGGAGGAACAACATACCTGAACCTAGTTGATCAAATACTTCCTATACTAGACGAAGGCGGAGTGTATATAGATGTTGAGGATAAAAGAGAACAACACAATTTTGAATTCAAACAAGTAGACAAAAATTATCTATCGCACATCACTTGGCCAGAAAATCATCCGGCCGCGGGACAACCAATAGTATTAAGAGACTATCAAGTGGAAACAATAAACAAATTTATTGAACATCCACAAAGCATACAAGAGATCGCCACTGGTGCAGGTAAGACTATTATTACAGCGGCACTGTGCCAACTGGTCGAACCATATGGCAGGACACTTACAATCGTTCCAAACAAGAGTCTAGTAACACAAACCGAAGAGGACTTTCTTGCTTGTAATTTAGATGTTGGTGTGTACTACGGCGACAGGAAAGAACTTGGACGTTTTAACACTATAGCAACATGGCAATCATTAAACGTGCTTGAAAAGAAAAGTAAAGACGAACACACAACAGATTTTCTGGAAGCAATACAAGGCATTAACACAGTAATAATAGATGAGGTGCACATGGCTAAAGCAGATGTGCTGAAGAGATTGTTGACCGGACCATTTGCACACTGTGGCATACGTTGGGGGCTGACCGGCACTGTGCCTAAAGCGGACTACGAGTTCATGGGTTTGAAATGCAGTATTGGTGACGTGTCAAACAGGATACAGGCAAGTGAACTACAAGACAAGGGTGTGTTAGCAAACTGCCACGTGAATGTATTACAGACCCAGGATCATCCACAGTTCAAGACATACGGAGAGGAACTAAAATGGCTAACCACAGACAAGACCAGGATGAAGTGGGTGGCAAACACAATCAAAGACATATCGAGTTCAGGAAATACACTGATACTAGTTGATAGGATCTCCGCAGGGGAGATATTAGAAGAGCAGATCGATGATGCGGTGTTCGTGTCGGGATCAACTAAAAACACAGACAGAAAGGAACAATATGATGAAATATCTACTGCAACAAATAAAGTTATCATTGCCACATATGGAGTTGCCGCTGTTGGTATTAATATTCCTAGGATTTTTAATCTTGTTCTCATAGAGCCAGGAAAGTCGTTTGTCAGGGTAATACAATCAATAGGGCGTGGCATCAGGAAAGCCGCGGACAAAGACAGTGTCCAGATATGGGATATTACCAGCAGTTGCAAGTTTGCAAAAAGACACCTCGGACAAAGGAAAAAGTTTTACAAAGAGGCAAATTACCCGTATAATATAGAAAAGATAAATTATGAAAATCCTTACACTGGAAAATAAAACATACTCACTTGAGAAGATACCGGAGTGGGTGGATGACAAACTTAGATTTGCTGTGCTTGACAATTCAGATCCTGCCAATCCAGACTTCTTCTACATACCTTTAATTTTTCTAGAGAGCTTCAATGCTCCGGCGGCAGTGTTGGAGATAGGATCTCACAAGATAAAAATGCCACTGGATTGGAAGATGCTAATAGGTGAAGCCGGACAATCTGAGATGCACGTGTTACCAATTACAAGCCTCAACGACAGAGGTTTTGATGCTTTCACATTCAATCCGTTATCGAGTCCAAAACCGGACTTCTACCCAATTGATGTTGTAGACATCTACACCGAAGTGAAATGGTATTTTCCTAAGATCAAGTCAGGACAGATGTTGGCAGTGCCATTACAAAATGGGCCGAAACCGATGTGTGCCTACTTTGTCAAGGACATTTCGAGACAATGTGAACAGGTGGACTATGGCTCGGTTTGGTAGAAGGTCAATCACAATAGAAGCACCTGTCATGATCACAAGTGATAAAATTGCAGTATGGATGGATGAAAGATGGATGCACGACTTTTTTGACTTCATACATTTACACAAAGTCAAACTTTCAGGTTTACAACACAAACAAAGGAAATTAAAATTAACATTTGTAACGCCAAAAGAATGTACAATGTTTGGACTAAAATATGCCGGCAGAAAAAAATAGAAAATTTTTTGATTTAAGGAATGGGCTCAAAGCAGTAGACTTCCGTAACAAGGACTATTTTGACAGGATAGATGACAAAGAGAAGTCTTTGTATTCTCCATACATGCTGATGAGATACGTATCAAGCACATCATCAAAGGATAAGTTCTTTGTTGAACACTACGTAGAAATGGTCAATGAATGTGTCAACAAACACTGTTTCACACTAGGCAAACACAAGAAACTTTTATGGATACTAACTGCCATGTGTGGTGCACTGCAACAACAATTCCATCCATGGATTAAACCAATGAAACGTGTACCAAACAAGAGTCTTAAAAAATTACAACAGATATATCCGACTTGGAAAGAAACGGACTTGGAGACATTAGATAAAATTATAACAGACAGAGAACTAGAAGAGCTGATAGAAGCACATGGCGTCGACGAATAAATGTACATACTGTGGCAAAGAATTTGCAAAGGCAAGGACACTGCAAGTGCACCTGTGCGAACCTAAGCGTAGATACCTGCAACGTGATGAGAAGTGGGTTGTGAATGCATTCATGGTGTTCCAAAGGTTTTATCAGATACACCAACACAATTCCAAACCTAAAACTTATGACGACTTTGTAAAAAGTGCATACTACAATGCATTTGTGAAGTTTGGTAGATTCATTATGCACATCAACCCTTTGTATCCAGACAAGTACATAGACTATGTTTTACAATCAAAAGTGAAATTGGATCATTGGTCAAGGGATGATCTTTATGAGATGTATCTGATTGAAGCATTAAAGAAGGAGCCTGTTGAGGCCGCACTACAAAGAAGCATAGCAACAATGATGGACTGGGCGACAGAACAAAATGCACAATGGTCAGACTACTTCAGACTTGTTAACACCAACAGAGCGGTGGCACACATACAGCAGGGCAAGATAAGTCCATGGTTGTTGTTAGGTTGCAACGCAGGAAAAAAAATGTTAAAATCACTTAACGACGAACAATTACAGATGATAGAAAAATTTATACACACAAGTTTCTGGCCAAGCAAGTTGAAAAGTTATCCAGCGGATCTCATGTTGGTGCAGGACACAGCAAGGGAGGCCAAAATTGTCTAAGATTGATTTACAAATTGCAGATAATTTAGAGTTTGAAGACGGTGATATAGCAATCACAATCAAACAAGACGGATCAATAGGAAAAGTAATATTACCTAAGATGGATTTGAAAACACAGAACAGTGCAGGATACAGAGCGATGCTAGATATTGTAGATTTACTACAACCTGGATCCAAAGAAGAATTCATTAAACATAATAAAAAAGAGAAAGGGAGTGTACACTGATGTTTTACATTCGAAAATTTTTAACAAAGAATAACTTACTTGGCATAGTGTATATAGGCGTATTCATATACCTACTAGCACTTCTTTTAAATAATTTACAAGGAACAATATAATGCCTGACGTAGATATTGATTTCTTCGACAGAGACAACACTTTGAAATTATTCAGGCACACGCCTGCTTCAATTATCAAGGAAGGCAAAACTGAAAAACACAAGACAGGAGTGTACTTCCATGCGGTGCCAGAACATCCAGTTACAGGACATGCCACTCTAGACTACAAAAAAGCAGAGGAAAGAGGCTACTTCAAGATAGACTGTTTGAACGTGAACATATACAAAGATGTCAAATCAGAACAGGAACTGGTTGAACTGATGATACAGGAACCAGACTGGGACATGCTGAAGGATCCAAAGACAGTGGAAAACCTTTTCCACCTAAATGGCCATTTCAACATAGTGTCCAAACTCAAACCGGAAACCATAGAACAACTTGCGGCTGTATTGGCTATAATACGTCCTGCGAAGAGACACCTGATGCACAAGGACTGGGTAGACATAATGAAAGAGGTTTGGGTCAAACCCACAGATGGGTCATACTTCTTCAAGAAATCACATGCTGTTGCGTATGCACAAGCAATAGTTGTTCAGATGAATCTTATCTCAAAAGATAAATATAATTTTGATGCAACATCAAAAAACTAAAAAAAGAATCAAAAAAAAATCCAAAACAAAATCCAAGTCTTCGCTTCGTTCAGAGAGTAACAGTTATCAGCCGGATAGTCCTTTAACAGGTCACTATCTTACAACAGGTGCTATACTTCCTGAAAAAAAAGACTAGGTAGGTCTTCGTACTAATTGGATGGTACGTCTCTTCACCCGTTTCTTTGAAATATCTGAGAGTTTGACAGTGGGGCCGTGTACTATCTCAACATCCTTTGAGTTAAGAGTTATAAGAGTTGTACGAAAATATTTGAATTCGCCCTTTAGGAATATGTTAATTGGTAATTTACGATTTGACTCATGCCACCAAGTTTCTCCACATTTCAGAAATCTCATCTTATCCTGTGGCATCATAAGCCTGCTGTAGTCATAGAAACTGATAACGTTTATGTCCTCATTCTGCACAATGCCCACGTACTCCAAATCACCCTTTCTAATCAGGCTCAAAAATGGGAACTTGTCCCTTAGTGTGTTAAAAATCTCGTTCATTCTATATCTATAAATACTGTTAAATATGTATTATGCAAACAGTTTCAAGGTATTTACTATCACAATTGGTAATAGCCAATGTAAGTGGTTTTCACGGGAGGAATTCAAAAGTGTACGATAGACGTTTAACACTGCATAGAGGGGTATCAAACCCAGTAAACTTTACGTTTAAGAACGAGGACCAGAAGGCACAGGACATCACATCGAAGACCTATGAGTTCAACATGATCGATTCAGAAAGCAAAAAAGCAGTCATTACGAAGACATTGACCGTACTTGATGACGGATCTACAGTGAGTACCAAAGGTGACGCAAGTTGCACAATCACAGAAGGCGATCTTCTACCGCTAGATGCAAAGTTCTATAACTTTGCTGTTAGAGAAGTTAAAGCCGATAATAGCAGAGAGATAACATATTCAGACACAGGCTATGCGGCGGCAGGCACAGTAGAAATATTAGATGGTGCTTATCCTGAATTTTTGCCAAGCACAAATGTTTCTACTTTTACCACAGGTGGTCCACTGGCTTATGTGTCTGGCAACATAGATGCTAGGCCTGGTATAAACAACAATAAAGCATTACACACAATCGCCGTTTACACAAAAAACTTTTCAGGTGCCTTAAGGGTGCAGGCCACAATGAGTGCAAGTCCTAGTGATTCTGACTTCTTCGATATAACAATGGAGGGTGCTGGAGCAACAGCAAACTCATTTACAGATTCAACCACAGTTACCAACTTTAACTTTACAGGTGTTTACCACAGTGTGAGATTTGCCTGGGGCAACGACACGGACAACACTGGGGTGATTGACAAAATCCTATATAGACAGTAAAATAGTATAGATTATGAATCTTATACAGAATACAATTCTGACTAGTCTTCCTGCGAACAGAAAGAAAACACCAAGTGGTTGGATAAGTTTCAATGCACCTTGTTGTGTACACAATGGTGAAACAGCAGACAAGAAAAAACGTGGTGGCCTAATGACAAGTGCAGATGGCACTGTGAGTTATCACTGCTTCAACTGTGGCTTCAAAGCAAGTTATGTGATAGGACGTAAACTGGCCTACAAGATGAGGCAGTTCATGGGATATATTGGCATACCCGATGACACCATACGTAAACTAGCAATAGAGGCCATGCGTGAAGAAGAGAGTGATGTGAAATATGAAAAGAAAAAATTTGTTACATTTGGCAAAAAGGATTTGCCAAATAATACTAAATCATTAGACACGTGGTTAGAAAAATACACTACAGGAACATTATCAGACGTAGAACAGAAAAGTATAGACAACTTGTTGAACTATCTATCTAGCAGAGGGGTTGGACCAGACTGGTATGACTTCATGTATTCGCCTAGTAAGATATGGGACATATATCAAAGACTATTAATACCATTCTATTGGCGTGGAGAGATTGTAGGATTCACTGGACGAGTTTTTGAAGACTCACAGGCAGTGAAATATTACACAGACGTGTGGCCTGGTTATGTTTTCAATATGGATGCACAGGACTGGACAAGGAAGTTTGTGATAGTGACTGAAGGGCCATTTGATGCGATATCCGTTTCTGGTGTTAGCATACTTGGTAGTGAGATAAATGATACACAAAGAGAACTGATAGACAGTCTCGGTAGAAAGGTAATTGTTGTACCAGACAGAGATGCTCCAGGAGAAAAACTGATTAACCAAGCAATGGAATATGGATGGAGCGTGGCTTTTCCAGAATGGGACAAAACGGTTGGCGATGTGGCGGATGCTGTGTTAAAATATGGTAGACTGTTTACTATACAATCGATACTGAAAACTACAGAGTCAAGTAAACTAAAAATAGATTTAAAGAGAAAGATGTATGGCTGAATACACATTTGATGTACAAAAACTTTATATAGAGATGCTTCTGGCAGATGCAGAATCATTTGCTAGGGCACAGAACATATTCAAACCAGAGTCGTTTGACAGGAAACTTCAGCCGATTGCGAAGTTCGTCAAGGACTACATGGACGAATACAAAGTTATGCCGGAGGTTGATATAGTAAATGCACAACATGATATAAAATTAAAATCAGCCAAAGATTTAGATCCAAGCCATTTCAATTGGCTACTAGACGAGTTTGAAACGTTTTCAAGACACAAGGCACTAGAACATGCAATACTACAATCAGCAGATCTGCTCGAGAAGGGAGACTATGCTCCAGTAGAGGACATGGTGAAGGAAGCAGTGAACGTAGGGCTGACACGTGATCTTGGTACAGACTACTTTGAGGATCCAAAAGGAAGACTTGAGGCACTCAAGGCAAACAACGGACAGGTCAGCACTGGCTGGAATAACTTAGACAAGAAACTATTCGGTGGATTTAATCGAGGAGAACTAAACATCTTTGCAGGTGGATCAGGCGCAGGTAAGAGTTTGTTCTTGCAGAATCTTGCAGTTAACTGGGCACAGGCAGGCCTGAACGTTTGTTACATATCTTTTGAATTAAGTGAACAACTAACAGCAATGAGGTTGGACGCAATGATGACTAACATTCCAACTAAGAAAGTGTTTCCTGAAATAGATAATGTTGAAATGAAAGTCAAGATGCTGAAGAAAAAGTCAGGTACTTTGCAGATCAAATACTTGCCAAGTGGTAGCAACGTGTTGGACGTAAGAACATATCTAAAAGAGCTCGAGCTCAAGAACAAGAAGAAGATAGATTGCATATTGATCGACTACTTGGATCTGATGATGCCTAAGAGCAAAAGGATATCGCCAGCGGACTTGTTTATAAAAGACAAATACGTGTCTGAGGAGTTGAGAAACTTGGTAGTAGAGAAACAGTGTGTGTTGGCGACAGCATCACAGTTGAACAGGGCATCTGTTGAAGAAATAGAGTTTGATCACTCTCACATCTCAGGTGGACTATCCAAGATACAGACTGCTGACAACGTGATAGGTATATTCACATCTAGGGCAATGAAAGAACGTGGCAGGTATCAGATACAGTTCATGAAGACAAGATCAAGTTCTGGTGTTGGGCAAAAAGTAGATTTAGAGTTTGACGTAGACAGCCTACGTATCAGAGACTTGGCAGACGATCCTGAGTACAAACAATTTGATAAACAGAGAAGTACGATATACGATAACCTTAAGAAAACATCTAAAGTTACAGGAGGCACCACGCCAACAGACGCAAGGCCGGAGGTTCCTGATCCAACAAAAGGTGACACTATAGGAAAAGTAAAAGCCACAGTAGAGGGCGGCAAACTGAGACAACTTCTAAACGAACTGCACTCAGATGAAGAACAGTAATGACATCAACTACATATACGAGAAATTAAGTTCTCTATATCCAAATTATTCAAACAAGAAACCTAAAGCAAAAATATATGCCAAGGCATATACCAGTCTCATCGGTGTCATGCTGTCTGCTCAATCACAAGACAAGAGGACAGCAGTTGCTTGTAGACAACTTTTTGCACTAGCAGATACGCCTGAGGACATGCTTAAACTATCACAGGAAGAGATCATAGAAGCAATCAAACCTGCAGGCTTGTTCAATGCAAAATCTAAAAATATACTGGCCACAAGTAAAATGCTTTTAGAGAAGTTTGATGGACGTGTGCCAAGCACACAGAAAGAATTATTGACACTGCCGGGAGTTGGACGTAAGAGTTCCGACATAGTCATGAGATTCGTTTTTGGCGAACCACACATAGCAGTGGACACCCACGTGTTTAGAATGCTGTGGAGACTGGGTTGGGCAGACAGCCTTGACGAAGGTAAAGCATCCATCAACGTAAATGATACTACATCAAGCAAATACAAATACGGTGCTCACATGTGGTTGATAACACATGCAAAACTTGTTTGCAAATCAAGATCACCATTGTGTGAACAGTGTGTGATCAGTGCGGCATGCGACAAAAGAGATATCACAATTCCTAAAAATAAACTTCGCCAAAATCTTACTGCCTAATAATATACGCAGATAAATATTCCTGTCCAGAGCTTTATGCGAGAGGCGATAACAGGCAAACATAGGCATGAAAAATAAAGAACTAAACGACATAACAAGGCTATACGATAGATTCATTAGG